TACCAAGGGTTATTTTCTGGTAATGCAATTGAAATTCCTAAAAATCTCAAGGTACTTTTCGATAATAAGATATTTAGGTTCATGTCGCTTCTACTCATAGCTTTTACAGCCACTCGTGACATAGAGTATGCACTGTTATCAACATTTCTATTCTTGTCCATGATGTACCTATTTAAAACTCCAGAGGAGCGTGAAAAAACTGGGTTTATTTAATTTTATCACCTAAAAGTAGAATGAAGATTCATATCGTTGGTGCTGGTCCGACAGGGTTATCACTCGCTTGGGAAATTTTGAAATTTACAGACCATGAAGTGTATATATATGACCGAAAAATGTCAGCTGGTGGTTCATGGTGGGAGCCATCCCTAGAGGAGAGGGATATACATTCACATAGAGTTGTTTTTGACCGTGCATTCGTAAACACTCGTTCCATTTTTCAAGAAATGGGTATAGATTGGAATATAATATTTCAAAAGGATGATGCGATTAATTATTACAAAGCATTCACACCGAAGGATTACGGTGTACTCGCCTCGCTCGTGGTTCGAGTGCTCACACGACCGAATGTATACAAGACAGTTTCACTAAAGGATGCACTCGGACCCATGAGTGAAGAAGGTGGTAAGATGATACAATGGATCACACAAGTCATGGATGGTGTCACCTGGGATGTCATGTCTGCATATGAGTTTGTTAAAAATCCAGATCATGTNTTGTCATCCACACCATATACACAGAGAGTATCTGGTAAAGTAATGTGCGACGCCATGGAAGAGGCAGTCTTAAACGCAGGTGGTCACTTTACATTTAACATTACACTCGAAAATGTGGAATATGATGACGACACATATAAGGCGACATTTTCGGACGGTAAAGTCATAGATGATGGAATGTTATTTTTGTGTCTAGATAATAGCCCAGCCCTCAACTTCTTGGGAGATAATTGGGGACCCGATGCTGATAAAAAGGTACGAGAGAGTACATACGGTGCCATAAATGTTTTATTAGACTATGAAGAACCCATAAAGGTAATACCATCACCCCATACCGAATGGAACATCATACCAAAGGTACTTTCGGATGGAAAAACAGTATCATGTGTCATTTGTCATCTCACCGATGAAATATTACAAACAGATCCGGAAACTCTAAAAGCTGGTGTATTGCAACAACTTGACCTCCCCCACCCTCCAAAGAATATTAGAATTGGCTGGGGTTCGGAATGGGACGGTGAAAAATGGACATTCACACAGTCATCCGGAGTACTCAGTCTTTACGGACAACTTCCATATTTTGGAAAGTGTACAAAGGTTGCCATGTGTGGTATGATGTCCGAGCGACGAACGCCATACTCGAGTATAGAAGCTGCAGTGGAAGTTTCGAGAACGTTGAGTCATGAAGTGTTTGGTACGAGACTACCATTACAGAATAGTACAATCACACAGCAACTCCTTGTTTTCATAGTCATACTTATAGTTTTAATTCTCTTGTATCGTAATAGAAACACATGAAGTGCTCAGCAATTGTTCACCAATCTTTATATGATCACAACGACAAGAAGTATATTCGTTTACTCTTACCCTATTCATGTGCAGAGTATGTGGCTGCTACTCACGCCAGTAAATCACATCTCCTCATGCACATGAATGTCGTCAACCCCCTCGAAGGATTGATACTCACAGTCAAGGTTCCATATCGCTATAGACGAGTCATGTGCACAGTCATAGGAAAACCCATCCAGGCACTCGTAAAGGGGGACGTTCTCGAAATCGATGTAGACTTTAAGGGTGTCTGGAATGTGGGTGAGTATTCAGGATATTCATGGTTGCTTAAAAAATCAATGTACATAGATTAAGTAATGACCACTCTCACCAGGACGGGATATCTCGTTCCTAACACGTCAAATGTATCGGATATAAAAAAAGAATTAACTGTAAGACCACAGATAAATGGCGATTATGGATTTCCTCCACCGCCTTTTAAAGTTTTCAAACCAGCTAAGAATGGAATCTGCATTCCAAGATTCTACGGAACTTCTGTACTTGGAGAGCCAGCCGAGGATAGACGACCAGAACCCAAAAAGATTAAAACAACCTTTGTTGGAAAACTCAGAGACGCCACCCATCAAAATGAAGCACTCGCGGCAGCTCTTAAAGCCGGACATGGGGTATTATCCCTTCCATGTGGTTATGGGAAAACGACTGTATCACTGGCTATCGCCTGTGCACTCGGATACCGAACAATGATTGTCGTGCATAAACAGTTTCTAGCAGATCAGTGGAAGGAACGCATACAACAATTCTGTCCCGGGGCCAGTATAGGCACTGTACAACAGGATAAAAAAGAGGTGGGGTGTGATTTTGTCATCGCTATGCTTCAATCACTTTCCCTCAAAGAGTATACCTTTTCGGATTTTGAAAGTGTAGGAACACTCATAGTAGACGAAGCTCATCACGTGTGTGCAAAGGTTTTTAGTCAGAGTCTCTTCAAGTTATGCCCCAGGCATATTTATGGCCTCTCAGCAACCCCTGAGCGTAAAGATGGTCTGACTAAAGTACTCCACTGGTTCATGGGACCCACATTTTTTGCAGTGGAGCGAAAAAATCAGGAACAGGTGCAGGTGTTTACGATTGTCTACGAGTCATCTCGGTTCAGGGACCCACCCCCATCAATGAGAAACGGTAAAATTTCCATGCCAGCCATGATTACAGAACTCATAGAGGATCGAGAAAGAAATAAAATGCTCGTGACACTCGTGAAAAGGGCTTCAGCCGGTACGAGACAGCTTCTCGTACTCAGTGATAGAAGAATACATTGTGAATTTCTTCATCAGTGCTTTCCAAAAACTTCTGGTCTCTACATGGGTGGTATGAAAGAGGAACAACTTCAAGAATCTTCAAAAAAGAAGATTATATTCGCAACATTCAGTCAAGCACACGAAGGTCTGGATATACCTACATTAGATACGGTGATATTAGCCTCACCTAAATCTGATATTACCCAAAGTATCGGTAGAATCATGAGAGAGACGAAAGGTAAAAAGAATAACCCACAGATTTATGATGTTCATGATAAATGGTCTGTTTTTTCAGCCATGTACTACAAAAGGTTGAAGGTGTATAGACAAGGTGGATTCATGATGAGTGAAAGTGGTCCATCGGAAGAGAGTACATTTCCCCAGGGAAAGTGTTTGTTTTTATAATCTGAGTCATAATTAAATGTCTGGTGCATTAATACAACTCGTCTCTAAGGGTGTCCAAGATGTGTATCTCACGAGTGATGAGGGGAATTCATTTTTCAGAATTAAATTTACACGACATACCAATTTTTCACAGGCTCCTAAGTACATAAAGACCATATCCACCATGGATAATTCCGTGACGATACCAGTGCTAGGTGATATTATAAATGGTTTATGGTTCGAGTCTAGTGGTAATAGTAATCATAATATCGCTTCCAATCTTTTTTATAATTCCACCCTCGATCTTTTCATAGGGGGTCAAAAGATTGATTCACAACATTTTGATTATTTTAGTGAAATTTGGCCAAATTATCTAGCCGACACCTACAACAAATCCCAAGAACTCAACACAAAGGCATCTCTCTCAAATAAATTTTTTGTACCCCTCCACTTTTTCTTTTGTGATCATAAAGCATTCTTACCCCTAGTAGCCCTACAACACCATCAGGTGGAAATACGAGTTAATTTCGATGAGACGGTCGTACAAAATATACCCGAAGGTGAAAAGCAGGCGATACTATACGGTAATTATATTTTTTTAGATAAAGATGAACGAGAAGCACTCGTCAAGCGCCCCATGGATTTTGTCATTACACAAACACAAAAACTCGAATTTCCATTGAATAGTGTCATCGATAACACAGTCGAATCAGGAGGGTACAACGCTTTAGATATCTCCACATTTAATCATCCAGTCAAATCACTCTTTTTTGGATTTGGTGCCAGACAGATGAATCCAGCGAGTGATCGCTTTTCATTTGTAAATGCGGATTTGTACATCAACGGAACATCCCTATTTGAAAACATGTCACCAGTTTATTTTCATACTGTACAAAACTATTACAAATCAACATATGGCCGAACCTATTTCAACATGCCTACACATTCCCCGACATATACAAGGTATTTCGCGTACCACTTTTGTCTAAACGCATCCGAGTATAACCCATCTGGATCGTGTAACTTTAGTCGTCTAGATAATGGTAAACTCGTTATTAGAGGTGTAGAGGCTGTGAATAGACAAAATATGTATGTGTACGCAGTCAATTACAATGTACTACGGATCAGGGATGGTTTAGCTGGAATTTTATTCGGTAACTAATATATATGGCAGCACAAGCCGATGGTATATTGGTCACAGCCGGACAAATTTATGTGAGCAGTCTGGATGCCGCCCCGAGAGAACAGGATGTCATCGCAGGTGTGGCGAGTATCGATGCTGGTGAGATTGTGGCGGATGAGATTGAAACGGCAAACTTGATTCTGTCTGGAGAGTTAACTACAAAATTAGGTAGTATCACTAGTTTGACTGGTTCATTAGCCGCAAATATCGCGACTATAAAAAAATTAGGAATTGGGGTGAGTAATCCAGTTAACGATTTTCAAATTGGAGAAAATGATGTCATCGTAAACACAAAAGCCGATGATCTGATGGTGGTGAATGGGAACGTGGTCAATTCAAACATGACCGCGAGAAATATTATAAAAACAGAAAATGATGTATTTTTGGTCAATTCGGGTAGTATCAATGTTGTGACGGTGACTGGTAACACAGTCACCACGAACCTCACGGCAACTAATAAAATCGTCGTCGGTCCAGTGAATCAAATTGAAACTGTCGCGCAATTTAAAAACGGTAATGTAGTCGTAAATAATGGTAATTTATTGATCACCGGTAATATCAATGTCACTGGAAATGTATCGATAGATGAAGATCTCACGTATAGAACTTCTGAAAATCTCATCGTGTCGAACGCGGTCATTCAAATGGCCGATGGTACACCATCCGGGGATTACGATAACGGACTACTCATGACTGTTCACCAAGGCCTTGAACCAAACGTGGCCATTGGTTATTCCGTATCGAATAATGAAATTATATTTGCAAAAACTTTTGGTAGTGCACGAGATATCGGAAGTATATCAAGTGGTAGGTACATACCAATTGATTCTAATGTGGTGAACATACACGTGTATGGACAATTGTACACAGAGGGTTCAGTGGGTGTGGCTAACATCAATCCAGCTCACACACTATCCATAGGATCCAACGTCTACTTTGAAGATTCTGGGTCTAATGTCATGCACGCAGATGGAAATGTATTCATAGAAAAGTTGCAGGTGGGTTCAGGGGGTTTCACAAGTTCTGGTTCACTCTTCCAGATTAACCCCGGTTCCACCGTTCCCGTCGTATTTGGTGCGAATGTACAGAGTGATTCCATACGAACCACTGGCACGTTCAACTCTGGCATCGCAAACACCTCACCAACGGATACACTCTCTGTAGGTGACAAAGTATTTATGAATGTAACATCGGCTAATGTACTCACGGTAGTGGGTAATACCGTGAGTACAAATGTGGAGACGGATATCGTATTTTCCAAAGGAAATCTTGATGTGAAAGCTCTCACCGGACAACTCACACTACGTACCGCAACCGATACATCGAACACCACGAGTATCGCGATGGATGGTGACACACGACAAGATGTTCGTTTCACGACTAAAAATACCGAGAGGATGCGTCTGACAAAAGATGGTAAATTGGGTATAGCCAACACAAACCCCTCAGAAGCTCTCACGGTGTCTGGAAATGTTCATGTGACGGGAAGTAACGCGGTGGTGTACGGCACGGGTGGTATGCGTATGTATTCAGTACCGAGTGCTGGCGAAAATAGAATCGAAAACACAGTCTCGAGCGGTAAAGGGCTCAATTTTTATGCGAGTAAAACATCCACAATGGGTACGGCTAAGATGACAATTTTAGAGACTGGTAATGTGGGCATAGGTACTACGCAACCAGTGGGAGTTTTACATACTTCGGGTGGAACAGTCTTTATAAACGATCAACCCACTAATACAAATGGATACAATCACATAGGTACACCTTTGGTCGTTTCGAATACCTCTGGTATTGTGAATATAGATGATCTTGGAAATGTATTGGAATTTACACGGCGTAGTGCCAATCCAACTTCGAACGCGGCTAGGGTTGCATTCAAATTGGGTAAATATTCCACCACCGATGTGGGTTCGAGATCTAGGATGTCCATATCACTAGCCGATGATTCATACTCGGATTCGTCGTCTAGTATATTAACTCTACTCGCCAATGGTAAAGTTGGTATAGGTCATACACAACCTTCTGCACATCTAGAGATTAAATCCACAGGTATTGGAAATCCAAGAGAAAACGGTCTACTCGTGCATAACCATGACCAAGGTGATGCCATCATCGCCGTTCAATCCGAACTTAATGGGAATGGGAACGCCTTTACTAGTTACATACAAACGACAGGTACGATATACTCGGGATGGTCCTCTGGTGTATCCGGTCCAAACGGTGATTATAGGATTACGAAAAATCATCAAAANGTTAAAGATTCCTNTAATGTATCCATATTCGTAGATGGTGCCACGGGAAACGTGGGCATAGGCACTGACGTGGCAAGGGACAACGTGGAACTCCATGGAAATGTCGTCATTGGAAATAAACTTACATTCGGTGGTCTGGTCGGTGATACATACGGTAATACCGTGTTTTTAGAACGAAGTTATCATAACGATTCTAATAAAAACGAACTCATCATTTATAAAGGTGGGAAGGGTCCGGGTGCATCCGATGATGCCGGTCCATCGAGAATTAGATATTTGTCTAGTGAACATGTATTTGACACATCGGGCGATAATAAAATAACTTTCAGTAAATTAATTTCCGATGGAGATTTCGGAAAAGAGAGAGAATTTCCATTACGCATAACACCAACCGGTTTGGTGGCTATACATGCGAATAGTGATGACATTACGAACGTAGGTACGGGCACGAAACTTCTTATAGGTGGTGATATTGAATTCGGTTCTGGTGGTTCGTTTACATTATCAGGATTCGAACTTTTAACAACAACCGGAACTGTGTCACGAAATATAATCAGAAATAAATTAAATGGAAGTGTAAAAAGACCACTGACATTTACACATCAAATATCATCCGAGAGAGAATATGAATTCGCCCGATTCGATGAAAATGGAAATTTGGGCATAGGCACGACTACTATCGGTGCGAATGTACACATTCATAACTCACAAACGACCAGTTCTGATGTTCTCAAGCTCACGAGTAACGCGGCAGCTACCGGTACAACAGAGACTGGTATGCTCCTGTACCTCGACGGTGCTGACGGTGGGTATGTCAGAGGATATCATGATAAGACAAATACTCGCACGGGTCTCATACTGGGTGCCACGGGTAATGGTACCGAAAGTGATGTCATGTACCTCACGAATTCCAGTAATGTGGGTATAGGCACGACGAATCCAACTAAAAAATTACACGTGGTTGGTGATATTCAATGTGGGAAAGTTACACTTTCGAACATACACTTAGATGACAACGCGAATATTTACGCGAATACGACTGACATCGTATTAGAAGGTAAACCAACCACGATTAGTAATAATCTGACCGTCACCGGAAACCTCTCTATAGATGGTTCCACCACTCTAGGTGGAAATGTTAGTTTGACTAATCAGTCAACAAATATAAGTGGTAATGTTGTGATTGAAAATGGACTCGTCACATGTAATACTTCTGTGGCGCACAAAACATANGCACATTCGTTTAGATTGNAAAAGGATGAAGGTAAAAACATACGATTAAATTTTAGTAATGAAGGTTTGTTTTATGCTAAAATCATAGCTATGTTGACAAAGTTCGGTGCATCGAGTTCGAGTACAATGGTTTTAGAAGTTCAAGGTGGTAACGGTATGTCCATCGGGTCTAAAAATATTTTTGGTGGTACGACAGACGTGTGGGATCACGAGGTCGAACTCATATCTAATCCAACAAAATCCATAACACTGAAACCCAAACTGGGTAATGAAGAAAAACAAATATACGAGTACGATATTTCGGTCGAACTCATATCTTCAAAAGGTGTAAAACTTTTAAATTTAAAATATAATAATGGTAATGACCCATTAAAAACTTTTTCATATTAAATGTACTATGGGGGTTGTGAATCCCACGGTATATTTAAAAATAAAATTACGCCCTGATGGAGTCGGATATGGCGAGTACGACCACGCCGACTATGAAACCCATGATGACGTAGTTCAACTCGGTCTCATCATGACCAATCACTGGCTTTATGATCTCGGGTTCTATCTTTGCCGGTTGTAAATCCTCAAGCGGATAATACGCTATCATTATATATACTTATTAGAGATTAATTTCAGTCTTCTTCTTTCGCCTCGTCTTCTTGGGTTTGGTCGTACCACTCACATTCACCTCCTTCACCTCACCTCCGGTGGANTCCCCTGAAATGGATACGATGTCAGACATATCGTCATCATCGACTTCACTAGGTTGAGCCATGTTTGTGTTCATGGGAGGGGGTGGGGGCATCATGATACCACCCATGAGGCTCGAGATGTCCACCCCAGGACCCTGCATCTCGTACTGCCCATCATTATCACCTGTGGGAGGTGGCGATCGTGTGGTATTCTGGACCGCAGCCATCATATTCTTGACGAGATCTGGATTTTGTTTCATCACATCATTCATATTCGGCATGACTGACTTGAACATGCTATTCGTCAAGTGGAACATCATGGCAGACCCACCGAGCATCATAATCAATTTCACCTCTGGGGCGACATTCACCTTGGATCTATATTTCACATAGAGTTCCTCAAACACACCATCATAATCATCCACATTTTCCATGATAGATTCTGACCACCCGTCGAGGTGAATCTCAAAAGGATTATATCGCTTATTGAGAAACTCCAATCCAGTCACACACGCCACGAGCATGCGCCGTGAAAAACGAATAGACTGGTCCACGTCGATACTGTATGTAATACGCTTCACCTCCGAGCGAAGCTCTTCCACACTAGAGTAGGCATTGAGACGCTTATTGACATTGAATCCTTTTTTTTCCAGACGAGCCAACTTATTCAGTAGGTCTGACTTTTCTTCATCTACTGATGTGTAACCCTTAGAAGGTTGTTCTTCCTCACCGCCACCGCCGCCACCTTCGTCATCGTCGTAAAACATGGGTTCTTCATCAACTTCACTATCTTCTTGAACTGGGGGAGGGGGTCTGGGGGCTGATTGTTTATGAGGATTCACAAAAGCATCCATCTCTTCTTGAAATTGTTGAAGATGAGGAGTGGGTCTGGGTTGTGTGGTAGGGGTGGGTCGGGGTCTTGCTGGCTTGGGTGTAGAGATTTCAATCTCGTCCATGAGTGCCTGTTCATCGGCATCTAATTTCATCACGGTAGTGTTTCCACGATCGAGTACGATTTCTTCGTCCATCTACTCTCTATATGGAAACTAAAAAAATACCTTTAACGCACTTTAATATAAAATTTCTATATATATAATAAATGCTCAACCTCAACAAAGCCAACAGAAATGCCCTATTGTCCATAATTGTCCTCATGGGTATCATCGTGTTCATGGGTATGTTCCGTGATACGAGTGGATATCAGCCCAGGCCAATCACAATCACTCCAGTTCGCGATGGTTCCCTTTTTGACCTAGAACATAGTATCGAGTGTACCCCTGGACGTGAACGTGGTAGCCCTTACACGAAGTCATTGACCCCGGGTGGACTCTGTGACTCTCAGAAACTCATCTCCGACCTCGCCAACTACCAGATTGTTGGTGGTATTGGTGAATCTTTATTCTAAGTTATTATAAATGGCTCTCATTACATCACCTACTCAGACTATTCCAGATCTCAACTATGAATACCACACACTCACCATAGATACCATCGGGCAGAGCAGTGCCAACACATTCACGTGCCATCTTCAACAACCCATGAAAAATATTGTACAGGCTCGTCTCATCGCCGCTCGTATCAATTCAGATACCACGACTGAACACTGTTATATTTCCATTAAGGAACTGGATAGTATTTTTAACGATAGAGCTTCTAATGTTTATAATGAACAATCCACATTGAGTGTAATTAGAGGTTCTTTCGCTAGTATAGTGACAGAAGGTACTGCAACAACTGTGTTTAAAGATAATTATCCCATCGTAACTCAATATATTGATCCAATTAGGCGTCTTGACCGTCTTACGGTGACCATCAGAGATCAAAATGGAAATACGATTAAAAATCCAACTTCAAGTGCAAATAATTTTTTCGTCATTCGATTTGTGTGTAGAAAATCGAATTTGTAATTTTCTCCTCTTAAAGTAGTATATCATGTCCGCTGGTATTGTTCAATTAATCGCCATAGGCGCCCAGGATGAGTATATCATGGGTGACCCAGAGATTTCATTTTTCAGTTCAACATTCAAAAGACATGCTAATTTTTCACAGTCCATCGAAAAGCAAACAATACATGGAGCTGTGAAAAACAATTCAATGTCGAGTATACAGTTCGAAAAGACCGGTGATCTTCTCGGATATGTATACTTCACTCTCGATAATAAACAAAAAGCCTTAGATGTTCAGAGATGGGACACCATCATAGATAAGGTTGAACTTCTCATCGGTGGATCCGTCGTGGATACACAGGATTCCATCTTTACAGAAAAAATTGCAATCGATACATTTGCCCAAAATGTATCTAAAAGTTCCAATGGAACACATCCAGGTGTGAGTGCGAGATCATATTTTTATCCACTTCGCTTCTTTTTTTGTGAGGGTCCACAGTGTGCCCTCCCCCTCGTGGCACTCAATTATCACAATGTAGATGTTCGCATCTATTGGGGTCCAGAGGCTTCTAATTATAACATCGAATGTTACGCAAATTATTATTACTTGGATAACGAAGAGCGTGGGAACATCGCCACTCGGAGACACGACATGCTCATCACACAGGTTCAAAAAAATATACCATCCGGAACGGTCGTACAAGAACTCACATTCAATCACCCCGTAAAGTATCTAGCCTCTTCAGATACTACCACCGATGGGGCTCTCACATCACCTTCGAATAAAGTGAAATTAAACATAAATGGTTTAGATGTTGGAAATTACAAATGGGGTAAACCACATTACATAGATGTATCGAACTACTATCATACAAATTTTGTAACTTCACCAGACTTTTTCTTGTATTGTTTTTGTCTCTCGACGAGTTCTCTGCAACCCACAGGGACCCTCAATTTTAGTAGGTTGAGCTCTGCTAAAATTTTGAGTGAACATATGCCCATAAACGATCCCATATACGCAGTCAATTATAACATATTACGCATAGAGAATGGTATGGCAGGGCTTCTTTACGCAAATTAAAATGCATCACTATATTAAATGGTGAAGAATCTCAGTACCGTCGAGCGGTCGACGAAGATACGATTCGGAAAAAATTGTACGGATGATCAGGGTGAAAATACCATTGTGTTCAACGCTTCTAATGAACAAATCGATACTTCGGTGGATGGTACGGTATATATGACACCAATCAGAAGAGACAATGATTTAAATTCAAATATACTCATTTATGATTCGATAACAAAGGAAATAAAAGATTCCGGTGTCATTACATACGAAGCCACTCGTACAAAAACACTCGAGGAAGTGACGACCAGTGGTAATGTAACATCAAATACGATTGAATTCAATAACGACACCACGGCATTCGTCACCGATGCTAAGGTGGGTATAGCTAACATCAATCCACAACATCTACTATCAGTTGGTGATACCATGTATGTGAGTAATACCGGAAATTATCAATTAAATGTGGATGGAAATGTATACACGTCTAATGTTTTACAATTAGGAACATCCATATTGTTAAATCCAGGTACTACCGCAAATAAGGTGCAGGTGACTGGAAATATTTCAGTGACTGGAAAAATCTACACAAACAAGATTGCCATATCCAATTTAGATCCGACGAGTGATTTTTCACTCGGTTCAGTTCTCTATATGAATGAATTAGGTGACAAATCGCTTCAGACAACCAAAGATATAGAGGCTAGGAGATATTATGGAGAGGGTGGATCATTGAATGGACTTTCACTGGATAACATCGCCAGTAGGAACTCCACTACTTCGGCGAGTATCAATCTCACAAATGTTGAAACATCTCTCACTACATCCGGAAATGTGACTGTGGGAAATGTACTCAGTACCAATACACTCGAAGTGAAAAATTTATCCGTAGGTTTTATTCCTATAGTGACGGGTAGTAATCTTCTTACGGATTCAGTTATTCGAGCTCCCTCGACGGGTACCCTTCGAATGGATGCCAACGTGTCCATTCATGGAAATCTCATCACTTATGGTAATGTCACCCAACTCTCAGCAAATAATTTACAAGTCGATGACCCGATTGTATTACTTGGAAATAATAATATTCTAAACACAAATGATTTAGGTTTCATCTTGAAACGACCGGTAGCCAATGTCGCCATGGGGTTTCGAGGTGATGAAGAGGAATTCATGATCGGTTACACTAACAGCGATGCGTCTGGTACCACCATCACACCTCTCACCACAAAAGGAATCAACGTCAAAGTGTACGGTGATATGACATCCAGTGGGAACGTGGTAGCCTCGAATATTTTGGGTACCATAGTTGGCTCCAACGCCATCTCAGCCTCTACAGTGACAGCTGGTAATGTGGTTGCTAGCAACATCTATGGAGAAATTAAAGGTTCCAACGCCATCTCAGCCTCTACGGTGACAGCTGGCATTGTAGTTGCGAGTAACATCTATGGAGAAATTAAAGGTTCCAATGCCATCTCAGCCTCAACAGTGACAGCTGGTAATGTGGTTGCGAGTAACATCTATGGAGAAATTAAGGGTTCCAACGCCATCTCAGCCTCTACGGTGACAGC